ACAAACTCGCCTACTGGCACAGATTCGGCGGCAAATTCTACATCTTCAATCGAATCCACATTGATGCGGACCACTTCAGGTAAGTCTGGGCCAAAATAGCCATCTGATTTTACAGTCACATAGCCTCCTTTGGCTCCTGTTTGGAAACCTTTAACCAGGTTAAAGATCATTCCTGTTACGGGTTGATTACGGTATGTTCCGTTTTTAATCAAAATTGTTGACATCTTTAAGCTCCTATATTTGTCAATTAAAATACTATTATAAGGTATCGGGGTTTTATAGTCAACCTGTTATTTTTTGGCTATTTCCTTGAGTTTTTCGCGGTATCTGATATCGCTAAGTGCTATATCATACCAGCACTTTAGGATAAATCCTGTTGCAAAAATCCCACAGATTATGCCCAGTGTGTTTGGTGGAATGTAGACCAGTGCTAGGTTTACAGCGATTGCTACTAGACCGGCAACACCTGTCATGCGTGCCACCTGTAAAACTGCTTGAATTTCCTGTTTCATTTACTTTCTTTCCGAAGGTTCATTGTCAATTTACTACTTTAATATTATAGCAAAAAGGTCCTTTTTGGTCAACCGTAAAAAAACCCTACAAATCGTAGGGTTTTTTTGGTCAAGTAAACTAGTTGTTAACTGGCAACATTGCCCAGGCCAACAGTCAAATCACATGCAAGAGTACTTCCGTTGTTTACCACCCAGGTCCAGGTGCCGTTTGGAGGGCGATCCGTTGTTTGTGCTGCTCCGTCGATGACCACATTAGATCGTGGATCGCCGATGGGGGAACTGTTGTTGCAATCAAGAAATCCTGTGGCATTCCCAGGAACGACACTTGCAGCATACATTGAGATCGGTCCTACTGTTTGGCTGTTATTGACTGTCCAGGTAGATCCGGCTCCCGAAACCACCGCTGTGTTGTTTGCAACTCCATTACCCGACAATATCTGTCCAATCTCTATTGCACCACTGCTGACAGAACCCACTGTCAATGTGGTTCCGTTGATAGATGAGTTGTCTAACTGGGCAAAAGATACTGTGCTGCTCATGTAGTTTGATAACACATTTTCTGTTACTATTCCGTAGCCACCGGTTACGGTCAAAGTCATTGGGTAAGAACCGGAAAAATCAGTTGGAAACAACGACGAATCAACCACAGAAAATAGTGCTGTGGCATTTGATAAATCATTGGGCGGTGCTGGAATTTCTGTGTTTATTGTGGATACTTCTCCACTGAATACTGTGGTTCCATTGATCTGCGCGGTCAATGATACTGGTGCATTACCGTAGGCATAGCCTATAAATTGTAGTGTGCGATTTTGAGCCATGAGTCGAATCTCCTATAGTTGTATTTAGCAATTTTAATAATTTCCCAACCAACATAGGCTTTTATCAAGCCACGGCAAAATCAGCTCCTGTTGCTGTAATTCCCCATGGGCCTGTATGCTGGCATCGGCAGATTCGGGCAGTAACCCTATTTCACTCAGTTGATACCAGGTAGTGGTTCTAGGATCCATGGGTTTGTGATCGGATTTGTACACTATTGCATGAATCCAGTTATCGGTTGGGTTTTTTTTGAAAAATCCACTGCGGCAATCCCAGCCCGAAACAGCCAGCATGTGTATTAAACTGACCACACTGTAATGGTAATAACACCCGGTTGGTTGAGCAAACATTAATTTTTTATGATGTATTCTTTGGGTTTCTGGCACTATTATGACCAGCATGGCACCTGAACTAGCAATATTGTACCAGCGTGCCAGGGTTCCAATGGGATCTATTGCATACTGAAATGCATCGTGACACCATAGTACATCAAACAACTGGTCAGTGGCTGTATCAATTGTGTTTTCAAAATCCTGGTGTTGATATGTGACATTTTTGTTGTGGCCGGGTGCAAACACTTGATCAATGACATCTACACCGGTGCATTGGATATCGAGCGGTTTGGGATTGTCTTCGCGTGTGACCCGGGTGGCCCACCATTCAGTGTCTAGGCCAGCACCACAGCCAAGGTCAATCAAAGTTCCAATGCTTTCCATAAACTCATCGTGCTCTTGCAACATGTTGAGAGTTTCTAGACTGTGCTGATGTGACAGTTCACTGTTGGCGAATATCATACCTGTATGTCTTCCATGCCAGCGGCTCTGAGTCTGACAATATGCCCCAGCATGAAGTTCTTGCTTTCCATGGCTTTCATTATGCCCAGGAAGCGATTGCGCAATAATGCAACTTCGTTGATCAAGGTTTCAAACTCGATCACCTCATCTTCACCATCCACATACTTTTCAGCATCTCTACTGGTTAGCGCACGGGCATATCCTTCTAAATACTTTTGGAAATGCTTGCGACGGATTTTTCTCAACTGTATGTTGAGAAAGTTCAGCACCGCTTCGATTTCTTGCAGTTGATTAAAACGGTGCTCGGTAATGCCGGGCAAGGCCGTGATATTCTTTTCAATCAGGCCACCCACACGGCAGTCTTGCTTGGCAGTATCAAGTTCGTGTTCATAATGATCAATAAAATCAGGAATGTTGCTGAGATCAGCAACAACCTTACTGTACCACATTAATAATCCTCGTGCTCGTCATCATCATCATGCAGATCTTTGTCGTCTTCATCATCGAGTTCTTCGTGGTCTTTGAGGTAACTTGTCAAGGCTTTTTTAATATCGCCATCTGTTTTAAATGTTGATTTAATTTCATCAGCATCAATATCATTATCAATCAAGACCGCAACTAATGTTTCTGCGGCTTCTGCACGATCTACGGTATTAACATATCGTTTAAGCTCTGACCAAATTTCATTTGCTAATTCTACTGACATTCTTATTCCTCCGTTGCTGTTTCTTCAGTACTTACCGTTTCTTTTTGATTTTTAAAATCAGTCATTACCTTATCCAAGCATCCTTCTTCGTTTGATTCCCAAGCCTTACGGAACTGTTTGATAATTTCACCATCGCTGGTCACAAACATCAACCGATTGCCATCTTTTTTAAGGATACCTTTTTTCTCTGCTAGGTCAGTTAGGCCCGAGTAGGGATTCATACCTGTTTCATAAGGAATCTTGACCTGCATACCTTCAAACGGTTTGGCATAACGAGTTTTCATTACCTTACAACCGGCACGAATACCCATGACTTCACTGATCTTGTTGCCGTCTTCGTCTTCTTTCAGCTTCATCTTCTTCATAGCAACAACAATACTACTAGCATAGATAAAGCCTTGACCGCCCGAGATCTTGTCATCTGGATCAAACATGTCTTGACTTGCGTATGTATGATTGGTGCATACCATTCCGACATTGTAGCCACCAAACATATTAACCGAGTTACGGACCAAGGCTGTAAGTGCCTTGGGCTTACGACCCATGTCACCCTTCATATCGCCTGCTTCAAATTGATTTACATCAGTTGGAGTAAGCAACATACCCAATGAGTCAATTACCCATAATACCTTCATGCGCTCGCCATCTGGCAAGGCTTTGTAGTCAATCATAAATGTTGAAATGGCCTTGGCCACATCATCAATCATGCTCATGTTTAGTTTAAGCAACTTGTCTGCACTGGTATCTACTCCAAGTGCGTGGAGCCATGTTTCGTCTAGTGCGTTTTCTGTATCAACCAGGATGACAAAGATGCCTTGTTCCTGTGCGTTCTTAACAATGTTACCTGAACAAATATAAGACTTTCCTGCGCCCGATTCACCGGCAAACACTGTGATCTTGCCCAAGGGAATACCTCGATTAAAGTCTCCGGAGATAAGGTAATTCAAGGCAAAGTTACCTGTGCTGATCCAATCTGTGGGATCATTGAATCCAATACTAAGACCATCAATGCTTTTGGTAATGTCCTTGCGGAACTTGCTGATGTCAAATGGTTTTGCCATGATTATTTTCCTTATAAAATAGTTGAATCTTTGTTGCTGTTAATTAGTTGGCTACGCATATTATTACATTTTTTCCACCCTAAGTCAAATATATTTGGCTCATAATGAAAAACATTGCTGATCCATACCAGACTCTGAGGTGGAAATACCGGGATATCAAATAAATTTATTTGTTTAAAACTTACCGGAAAGCGACTCCACTGTTTCCACACTTCTTTATCAATGTATTCAGGATTGTAAGTTCCGCATACATTTTTATATTTTGGACACTCGTCTGGTAGTTCACTGTGAGAATGCAACCACTGTGCGTGATTCAATTGCTCGATATTTCGATCGTAGACTGTTATCGATTTTAAATTATTAAATCCAATATGGTTGGCCAATTCAACAGTTTTCCATCCACTGGCTAGGCCAACTAAGTGATGATATTTTTGTTTGGGTATTTTTTCTAAAAACAAATCCTCGGTGTTTTCGAGATATACCAAGCGTTGATTACGCAAACAAGTTTTTAATAAATTTTCGATAATGTATAGTTGTTTTGAACCAGGAGGGTAGTTTGATTTTTTCTTAAAACCAACATAAGTATCAGGATCAAATTTGATAACATCAGCATCATCTGTGGCAAAGATTATTCCTTGTGTGTTTGCGTGTTTGTTTCTAAAATTGGTAGTTAAAAAATCTCCAGTGTATAATATTACTGAATTGTTTGCATCATTGGCCTGCTGGATTGCCAGGTCTAAGGTTGGCACAATCTCCACAGAACTAACAAAATTGATGCCTTGATTTTTAGCATCAAAAAATAATTTGGTTTCGGTGAATCTTAATAAAGATTCGTTGATTCCGTTGTCAATTATAAAAGCGGTTCGCATAACTTTCGGCTATTATGTTATCGTTAATTTTAGTATGTAAGATCATATGCAATCTAGGCGTATCTGAATAATTAAACAAAAAATGTTCATTGCTAATATCAACCATAAATGCTGTGCCATTTGTAAACGGTATTGGCCCATAATTTTTAAAACGAAATTCGCAATTAGTAGGGTTGGTTATGGCTACATTAATTTCAGATAATCGTTTCGTGTCACGATCTTTATGAAGTATAATGTGTCCCCCTGGTTCAAGTAACATAAATCTTATGCGGCCAGTGGTTTCGTTTATTATAAATGTTTCATTGATCCATTTTTTTGTATCTGGACACCTGTCGGCGATTTCTGTCCATTGCAATTTACCAGTGCTGGTTTCTGTGTCTAATGATCCGGCGCCATATAATACCAAACTGCGCCAGCCATTGTTAGTAGATGGTCCATAACTATCTGTTGGTCTGTGTAAAACTGCACAATCTTTAACTTGTTGCCACTCTTCTAAAATAAGTTGCCATGGCACATCAATGTCAAGTTGTAGATAAGGCAACCCAGATTCCTTAGTAATCCAACTTGCAGGCGGTCTATACTTTAAAAGTAATTGTGTTATTTTTGATGTTGACATTTTTATTAAAGATGTGCCGTAACTCTGTGATAGAGATTTTAAAATTACCTAATGGTAATTTATTGCCGTATGGACTAATGTTATGTTGTTGACAATACTCAACATAATTCAGCGGCGGTGCTTGTAGAATAGGATGCACTATATTAAAATTTACCATACCGCCGATGTGAGTAAAATTATTGGTATCTGTGTCAATTAAATTGGTATCGTAATTTTTCCATTTTTCATAATTACTACGTCCTAAATTTTGATAGTGTAGTTCCGCTTGCCAAGTTCCAAACTTTGATATTTCTGGCCCAAAAATATTTGGTGTTTGCCAGACAATAGTTTGATCATTGACATAATTGACCTGGATCGGCTTTTCAATTTTGTGAATTAGTATGTTAACATTATGGAATTGTTCAATAATGTTGTCTGGAAATCTTGATATTAAATTGACAATATTTTTATACTTGTGCTGTATCTTGACCCACCGCTCGTGTAAAACGTTTAAGTTAGACTGGTCGAACCAATCGCTGGC